ATGCTGCTGGTACTTAAAAATACCTACCCTAGTAGTAAGGGCGTTTATATTTAAGTACCCCTCTTTTGTACGCTCAAAATCGCTACTATCTAATGTAAACACATCGATGTTTTTGTGTAAATTTATTTGATTTTGACTAGTCATATACTAATTATACCTTTCAAAGACATAAAAATTCAATAATTTATTAAATTAACTCTTTTTTCTTCTCGCTTATTTTGATAATTATCGGCTCGCCTTGATGGAATCTACTTAGCAGATACTGTTGATACTCTTCCCAATTTTTATCTGGGTATCGTTTTCTAATAGTCTCTGTTGTTGCTTCGTCCTTCCATAAAAACACCTTTGCTATTTCAAAGGCCTCAATTGGCTGCCCAGGAAAGCATACATAACTCTCCTCTTCGGCTTCTTTACACTGTTTATACGCAATTACTCTCATATCATTCCTTATTTTATGTTAAATATTTATAATTTTTACTATATTTTTATTATCGGCTCTGCCCAGCATCTACATTGAATCGGTTCCCCTGGATTTCCCTGTGGTGGCGCTTTTTTGTAGCTAAATCGCTTATCTTGCCTTGCCCAATGGCTTGGCCTTGCATCTGGATAACGGCCACCTGGGTTACCTCTCACTCTCTCATCCAGTGCGGTCTGCCACTTATATTCAGTAATACCGACATTAATGTGTCTTAGTCTAGTCAATTGACCATTAAACTTTCCGATCTGGTCCCTTGAAATTAAACGAGCTCTGTTTTTGCTTATACGAAACTGTTTTTCTAATAGCTTACTTGTCTCTGTTACTGTATAGCCATTTCTACCTGCCGCTGATATCGTTTCTCGTATACGCTTACGATAATCGTTACCCATTCCTCTAATCAATTCAACATTCGAGGCAATAAAGGGCTCTATAGTTAATCTTAGCTGAGGATCGCTATAAAATAAATCAACACCTGTCATACCTTTAAGAACTTTGAATACCTGTTTTTTATTAAAAGCATTAGTCTTAGTTGCAATACTATATAACATGCTACTTAATGCCGCATCAGAGTACTCAATCATCATTGTGTTAGATACTTGCTCTGTAATGTCTCTTGTTTCATCTGCATAACTGTCAATAATAGTGTATTCTTGTTTAAATTGTCCTAATTTAGGATATAAGTTTTCTTTAATTAAATTATGATAGCTACGCACATAACGTAAAAGCTCTTTTTGATATTCCTTTTCTACTGATAGGGGGTATAGCTGTGTAGGAGCTTTTTTTATTTTAAAATTCTTTTTTGTCTCTTGAAGCTGTTTAACTATCTCTTGAATCATCTGGTTCTATATCATCGAAATCAATACCTTCATCATCAAGCTTAATATTTTGTGTAAATTTTCCTGTAAAAAGGCTATTTCGTACTTCTTCTTGTGTAAGAATGCCAGCATTTAAAAATCTTTCCATTTGATCAGAAACTTTTAATCGATAATCTGCCTCTTCAAGTTCAGAAAGTTCTAATAACGGTGGGAACTCAACATCATATTCAAAGTCTTTTTTACCGTATTCAGATTTTAGTAAGTAATCAGTGACATAACGGATAGAATGCTCTAAAACTCGCACCTGCTCTTGCTTCACATAATCCATGTAGTCTATGAGCTCACTTTTCCCAGAAGACTGCTGTCCTTTAGGTGACTCACCTAATAATATAGTTCTAGGAATACCACTAGCAGCTACCATGTTATTTGTAAGTTGTTCAACAAGGTCTTTAATACCTGATAAATTTAGTGAATGATTTACAAATTCGTCCCCCTGAGTTAAAAGCATTAACTGATTCTCGCACCTGGTTTTTTGAATTAAGCGCATACGCTCAGAAATTTGACGAGATGTTTCCTCGTCTGCAATATCCATTAAATTCTCAATTTTAAGAATTGCCATATTAGCTGTATTGAGTAACGGAACAAGGTTGTCCATTGCCCCTTGATGCTGACCAACACTGTCGTACACACGTTGAATTGTTGACCCATGGCGGTATTGGTTATTTATAAAATAATCTTGTGGTAAATACTCACCATCAAATCGTGTTACACGGCTATAGTGTATATCTGTAATATTTAAATATGAATTAGATATATTATATCGAGTAGGTAAGCCAAAAACGTTGCTTGTAACATCTTGGTTTATATTTTGCCCGTACATTGAACTAGAAAATACTTGCAAATTAAGTAATGGAGCCTCTTGTATCTCTTCTTTATAATTATTCTTATGTTCATTAGTCACTAAAAAAAAGAATGACTCCCCATATATACGAGATTGGGTCCATGCTTCGGCTAACTTTTTAAATAGGCCTAACCGTTTATATTCTTTTTCTAAAAATGAAACTATTTCAGGATCTAAATTTTCAATCTTGAAGTGCTTTTTTGTTCCGTCAAAAACTGGTCTACTTACGATTTTTCGTATCATTGGGTCGTTTTTAAAAGCTGTTTCTAAACGTTCGTCTGTATAGGTTGTATTATTTACACTAACACTTTTAAACATGTCTCTCAGAGAGGAGGCTGCATTTATAACTGAATTAAACCCGTCGTATTGTTTTTTCATGTCTTTTTTTCCTCATACAATTTTTGCATTTTTTGTATGTTTTTGACCTTGTTTTAATTATATATATATTTTCGTGTTTACAAATCAATTGCTTCAATAAGATTGCAATTTTACTAAACATATTATTATTTTAACGCAATTAATAAACAATCTCCAATATTTTTTTCGATTTTAGGTAATTTAATGCCTGTGTAGATGCGTCTACTTGATCGTCGTGCTTAGCGTTAGGAAACGATAAGAGCTCATTTGTAAAATCGTCAATCCAAGGCGCATTTTTGGGGAAGTATATTTTTCTAGCATCAAACATAGGAGTAACAGACCATGCTCGAGACTCTTTACTGGCTTTAGGATTAATAGGAATAATATTAGTGCTTCTTAAGTTTGTTTTAAGACTGTCGATAATTGCTGGGCCGTTCGCTTTATCCTCTATTAAAAGTGCTTTAGGCTTATATTTGGTGTTAAATTCTTTTATTTTCTCTATTGTTTTTGTAAAACTTAACTTTTGTTTACATGTATCAATCTTTATAATTTTATCACAACTAGTAGCTACCCAATATTGTATAACTACATAATCACTCGTATTAAGATCTTTGAAGGCTGCATCAACACTTAAACAGCTCATAGTCACTTTAAATTGCTTATCCCATGCTACAGGGTAAAATTGAAACGTATCTTTTTTGAATATAGTTCCGTCGTCAGGGGCTGGCTTTTGTTGATATAAACTTACAAACGTTTTATTATCTCGCAATCTAGCGTTATTTAATAACTCAAGATCAAATCTATTAGGCCATAGTGCTTGACCAGTTTTTCGCTTATCGTAAGCGAAGTCGTCTTTTTCTTCTTTAATCGCTCTAAGCGTCAACACATCCCATTTCTCAGTAGAATTTGAGTTCAAAACTCGTCCTATTAAGTCATCTTCATGCCATCGAGTCTGTACAATTATAATTTTAGACTTAGAATGCAAACGAGAGCAAAAAACGGAGTTATACCAGTTCCAAACTAAATCACGTCTATTTTGTGACCGTGCTTCTTCATAATCTTTAAATGGGTCATCAACTATTGCTATATCAGCAGGAGATCCCGTCAATGCACCTCCAACACCAACACATTTATAACTGCCCTTTCTCTCAATAATTTCAAAGATATTTTGATTTTCAACAAATTTACCTTTATTTTTAAAAGTATCTTTATCCACCATACTTCTTAGTTTTGTATTTGGAAAAACAGCTTGATATTCAGGTGATGTAATTAACCTTTGTGACTGTACGTTATATTTTTTGATATGGTCTAAATTGTAGCCAGTATTAATAATTTTTAAATCAGGGTCTATACCTAGTAAAAAGCAAACCAATCTTACTGATATATGTTCAGATTTACCGTGCTGTGGTGGCATCTCAACTATTAGTCGATTGCATTTAGGGTCTACTGCAAATTTAGTAAGCTTTTCACATAAAACTTCATGGTGCCAGTTACATTCATAATTATGAAAAGTATACTTGTTAAAGTCTAATAAATTTCGTCTAGCTAACTCTTTGTCTATTAGTTCACTGTTTATTAATTCATAATCACTTGGTTTTATGGCTAACATCTATAATTTTCTGCTCTTTCTCTTTTAGTTTCTTAAGCTTGTTTAGTGCGTCTTCATCTAAGCGTGACAATGTATTTTCTATAGGGTCCATTTCTATTTTTAAAATATTTTCACTTTCTTTACCAAACCCATGGGATTCTCCTCTATGATTGAGCCAGAATTCACGTGACTGGCGACATCCCTGTCTTATGGACTTGACGGTCTCGTACACACACAGATCTGATATTTGTTCCGTAGACTCTTCGCATTTTTTTTTTAGGTCTTTTGATAGAGTAATACGTTTCTTTAGTACTAACCATGACATATCAAGGTCTTTAGCCGTATAACTTAATAATCCTAAATTACGCTCAAGTGCATCAGATATCTGCTCATCAGTTATATCTACCCTATCACAATATCCTGTGTACGCTTCCCATAACTCAGGCTTAGATTTAATATAAGGTTTAAAGCGTCTTGGATGATAGCTATAATCAATTTCGTTTTTAACATCAAGTAAGATATTTCGACTATTCTTATGCTTTTCCATAGCCTTTAATATAGCTTTATCATCTAGCTTTAATTTATCTGTCATATTCTAATATTGATTTTATAAAATGTATTATCTTAAATTATATTATAAATTATCAAATTCGTATTAACAATACTTATTTGAAAAAGCATACTGTTGTATTTTATATTTTGTTACTGTATAATATATATTGTCATAACAAAAAGGAGAAAAAAATGAAATGCTATGAATTAACACTCAATGATCCAAAACACGGGCCATTCCCTGTAGAGTATGTAGTAGACGGAGAAATGGTCAAGACTTATAACTTTCCTATACAAACTAGAGAAGAAGCAAAAATACATTCAATGAATGCTATAGACTACTATAGAGATACAATGCTTCATGAATATAGTGATGTAGATAACGATTATTCATTATCAATCCAAGAGACAGAATGGAACCGAGAAAACTTAGATTATCTAAATACACCTGTTCTCGTAGATAAATTTAGTTTTAATTTGCAAGTTTATTAGGAAAGGTAAGAATGAAATTAACACAATTTAGACTACAAAGAGGATCACTAGAACAATCGCTTAAGACCACAATAGACGTAAACTCACCTCAAGATATTTTAAACCATCTTAGAAAAACATACGATGAAGGGACTATTCATTATTTCGACATGATACAAGAACACTGGGAAATAGAACTAAGCAATTTAATATACGATAAACGATGCAACTGGCATACTAGAACAGTGTCTTTAAACGGTAATGGAGTGGGTTTTGCTAGGTTTGAGGATAGCTAAATGAGTATAGAGATTGAAAATACATTAATTCCAAAAGTTAGGTTAGAAAATTTAAGCATAAAAGATATGACTTTTGAGAAAAATGAAGATGCCATTATTAGAGAAAATGGGGTACTTTTTATGGAAAAAAAATTTACTAATGACAATTGCGCGCCATTAATAAAATCTATTATTTGTTATAATTTAATGCCACAAAATAAACAGCCTTTATTTATTACGTTATATATCAATTCCATCGGCGGGGACTTAAATTCTTGCTTCAATCTTATAGATATTATAAAAAAAAGCAGAATTCCTGTACATACTTTTGGCTTAGGAAGTATATGCAGTGCTGGGGCTTGTTTGTTTATGGCAGGTGAAAAAGGGCACCGTTATTTAAGTGAAAATTGTGAGGTTATGACTCATCAATATTGGTGCGGTACGCGTGGTAAAGAACATGAACTAGAAGCTGCTAATAAGCGTTTTAAGATTATAAAAGAAAAAAGTCTTAAACATTACATAAAATGTACAGGTAAAAGCGCCGCTTATGTTAAAAAGAATTTACTACCAGCAAGCGACGTATGGATGACCCCAAAACAAGCGGTTAAACACGGTATTGCAGATAAGATAATAGATATATATTAGAGGATAGCTAAATGAGTNAAGAAAACTTTTATTTAAAAAACTACTTTATAAGAGATGAAAATGGCCTAACTAAGGAACAAGCAAAACAACGTAAGGAACAACTTGAATGTTTGCTTGAAAATCCTCCACCATACGAACAAGATGAATTTGCTCCTGTGCGGACATTTAGTGTTATGTTTATTATTACGGCTATTATACTTATTGCGTTTAAAACTTATACTTTGATTTATATGTAAAAGAATACACTTGTGTGTTTTTTATTTTTGTTATATAATATAAACATGTAATAATAATAGTAAGGGAGAATACTATGTTTGACAGGTGTTATGTAGAAGAAGTAATGGAGCCAGAAGCTACTAGAGGAAATGAATCCGATAATCTTTGTGATTATGTCGATAATCTTCTTAACAAAATCTATAATTGGGATACTCATGATATAGATCATTTAACTGACTTATTAGAGGAGTATTATCACTTCTTAGAAATGTATGACACATTAGCGGAATTATATCCACACATTAGCTGGAGTGAGATTCCTAATCATCACTTTAAATACGATGTAACCATTATTAAAAATGTCGATAATGAGCTAGTATTTGGTATAGATTCAAGTGGTAATTACTATTTGAGGCAGGATCATAGTGATAATAATTTCGAGCTGTTTTCTCTTATTAAAAATGGTGAGGCAAAATAATGAATATAACAGAGGATCGATTGAAATATCTTGAAGAACAAATCAATAAAATCTTTATCTTTAAGAAATTCGAGTTTCAGTTTGATACTGATGAGTATTCTAACGGTGATGAAATCGCTTTTAAAATGGAAGGCCATGAGTACAAATTTCGATATACCATTAGTGCTTTTATGACCCTATCCTATATAGGCGAATCGCTACAAAAAGATGGTATTATTCAAAATTTTAGGATAAACGGTACTACAAAAGAACCCTGGATTGAGATGTTAGTGAGGACAAAGTGAGGACAAATAGTGAATAATTTTTGTAACGTTAAACGATTAAATTTAGATATAACAAATGCATTAGAAAAATATACTCAGGATAATCAAATCAGTTATCAGGAACTATACTGGAAACACTGGCTAGACTTTGTAAAAACTGACCAAACAATGGGCTTTCAAGTTTTCGATAGAATAAGAAAGAATAATGTCTACCTTAATAAATCTAGAATTAATTTGGACGATTTATACGGTTTGATAGAATTTTGCAACCTAGATCTAAACGAATATTGGGTAGGATAATGAGCAAAAAATTTTATATAAGAGAAAAACGATTTTTAAATCAACTAGGAAAGGCAACGAACCCCTTGTGGGTCTCATGCTACCTTGGAATAGAAGATAAAGCGTTATGGTACGTAGATATACTGTTAAAACATAAACCTCATTTTCATAGAAGAATCTTTGATACGGCATGCATTCAGACAATAAGATGTGGTAAAGAGCAACCAATAATACTTGATTATTTATTAAAAAACACTGTAGCAAATGTTAATTATACACATAGAAATGGAAACAATCACTTACATTCTATAGCAAGAAGAAATGACCACACAAAGTTACTTAAAGTCTTACTAGATAATGGCTGTGACTATAATGCTAGGAATCGATGGAAAAAATCACCAGTCGAGCTTTTCAATGACGAGAACACAAAATCTTTTAATGAATGGTTAAATATTAAGTACGAAAAACCTGATCAAAAACCTAAGCAAATAATAAAGACAACTACTACGTTTTTTTAACTGTAATGACTTTATAAAATATAAAATAAATAGTTGACGTATATTCTTTTATATCGTATAATAAAGTAGTAATAACAATAAAGGGAGAAATATGTTAAATATTACACCAAGTACTACAGTGACAACCTTGAAGGATTGTTCACATACTTTATCTAATGCCTTCACAGCATATAACTTAAACGGTATTAGCTATTTAAGGAGTGAATTTAAAGCAATTGCTTCAGTAGAAGGTACATTGACATTTAGACAGAGAATCATAAACATGATTTTAAAAAATAAAAAGAAAAACAAACCAAAAACAGACGATCAGTTATTATCTGACTTTAATAGAGAGGTGCAAATACGCCGTGCGCTTAAAGATATTACATCAATAAATGCATCAGATAAGAATGGTCAATTAAGTAAGTAAGGATAATATTATGAAAGATATCACAAGAACATTACTAAAAATAGATTGCTCAAAATTTGCGACAAAGAAACAAGGCTTTACATATTTGAGCTGGACGGATGCTTGGAAAAAGATTTTAGAAAACTATCCTGCGGCTACTTATGAGGTAGTTAAGCAAGAAAGTGGACTGCCCTATGTATACGATGAACTAACAGGCTATATGGTATTTACAAAGGTAACAATAGAAGGTCTTACCCACGAAATGTGGCTACCTGTTATGGATGGTGCAAACAAAGCAATGAAGTCACAACCATATAATTATAAAACAAAATATGCGGATAAAACGGTGCCAGCTGCGAGTATGTTTGATATTAATAAGACTATAATGCGATGCCTGGTTAAAAACTTAGCAATGTTTGGTTTAGGTTTATATATATATGCGGGTGAAGATTTACCTTCAATTGAAGAACCACAAACAGAAGATGTGACATCTAAAGATAAAAAGCCAAAAATAAAGACTTTAGAAATAAACACTCTTAAACAACTACTTACTCAATTGGATTGTGAATCAGGATTTTTAAAGCACTACGGTATAGATAAAGTTGAAGGTTTAAATAGTGATCTTTATGAAACCGCTAAAAAACAACTAGAATCGAAGTTAGCAAAATGAAAATTTTCAACTTTGAACAACGCAGTGCAGACTGGTATAACGCTCGAATGGGTGTTATAACAGCGAGCCAGATAAAGCGTATTATGGGTTCAAGAAATGGTGATGAAAGTTACTTGAACGAATTATTAGCACAACGCATTACTAACCAATTTAAAGAACTTTATGTTAGCGATTCTATGGAACACGGAATTCACTTTGAATCAGATGCGTGTGAGGTGTATTCCTATATAAGTAATAATAAATTAGATCACGTTGGCTTTATTTTAAAAAATGAATATCTCGGATGTAGCCCTGATGCATTAATAGGAAATTTGGGATTACTAGAAATCAAATGCCCTAATACTTCGACTCATTTAGGGTATATAAGAAATGATGTAGTGCCTAAAGATTACTTGTATCAATGCTTGTACCAGCTATATGTTACGGGTAGGGAATGGGTAGATTTTATGAGTTATGACCCTAGAATAAGCAACCCTCACAATGTATTTATAAAGCGAGTAACTAAAGAATCCTACGCAGATGAGTATAAAAAACTTAAAGACAAATTGAACTTGTTTATAGAAAAATATAAAAAGGCTATTAGTTTATTTGAAGATAAGGAGCAATAAATAATGAAATTTACTAAAGAGGATTGCATGCCAAGAAACGTTATCGTGCCTGAGGGTGTGACAGAAATAGGATATGGAGCATTTGAAGAATGTAGTCCGTTGACGTCAGTAACGTTGCCATCTACTTTGAAAATAATAGATAACTTTGCATTTGCTGGATGCCGTAGCTTAGAGGCCCTAACGATTCCAGAAAGTGTAACCACAATAGGTAACTATGCATTTAATGAGTGCAGCGGATTAACGGAAATAACAATTCCAGAAAGTGTAACCACAATAGGTGATGGCGCATTTAATAGATGCAGTGGATTAACGGAAATAAAGATTCCAGAAAGTGTAACCACAATAGGTAGCGGGGCATTTTATGGATGCAAGGAACTAAAGTCAGTAACGATTCCAGAGGGCGTAAAAATAATAGATCAGAAAGCATTTTATGGATGCGAAAAATTGAAAGGGGTAACAATTCCAGAAGGTGTAACAACAATAGGTAACGATACATTTGCTTGGTGCAGCGGATTAACGGAAATAACAATTCCAGAAAGTGTAACCACAATAGGTGATGGCGCATTTAATAGATGCAGCGGATTAACGGAAATAACAATTCCAGAAAGTGTAACCACAATAGGTAGGTTTTCATTTAATGAGTGCAGTAGCTTAAAGTCAATAACAATTCCAGAAGGTGTAACAACAATAGGTAACGATACATTTGCTTGGTGCAGCGGATTAACGGAAATAACAATTCCAGAAAGTGTAACCACAATAGGTAATGACGCATTTTATGGATGCCCAGACCATATAAAAGAAAAAATAAAAGATTGGAAACGATTGAATGGGTAATTTTGTAGGTTCAATGCCATCAAACAATTTAGAAATAGTTAAAGCTAAGGTAGCGCATAACCCATTTAATTTTTCAAATTACAAAGTAGTCCCTGCTAGTTATAGATCTAACAAAGAGGTGTATTCCATAGCGGTAAAGGGTTACCCATCGAATATAATGCACATTCCCCTATCAGCTTTAGAAAAAGATAAGGAGATCTGTTATACAGCGTTAAGATTAGATAAATCTGTAATTAGCGACATTAATTTTAACCTAAGTTTTCTTTCAGAATTAAAGGCTATTAGTTTATTTGAAGATAAATATGAATAAGAAAGATCTAGCACATTTGCTTAAAACTAATGTAAAAAAATTCAACGAACTTAGACCTGAGGGAGAAATAAATCTTTGCGGTGCTGATTCTAATAGTAGCTTTAAAAACCATAATTTATCAGGTTGTAACCTTAGGCATGCAAATCTAAGAAAAAGCAATTTTATTGAGACTAAGTTAAAAAATAGTGATTTATCACGTACTATATTAGATCAAGCAAAGTTTCAAAGATCTAATTTACGTGGTTCAAAAATATATTATTCTAGTGCACAAAAAACTGACTTTAACTCTTGCGACCTGTCAAACTGCGATTTTGCCGAAAGTAATTTAAGTGGAGCTGGACTTTCTAATACCGTTTTAGATAATAGTTATTTCATAGACACTAATTTATCAATGGGTTATTTATCAAACGCAACTGCAAATAATACTGATTTTTCTGGTAGTAATTTATCACATAGAACAATAAATAATAGCACTTTTATTGATTGTATTTTAGATAAAGTAAATATGATTGTGTGTAGGGCGGAAGATACTACTTTTAGTAAATCTAGTTTAAAACAAATAGATTTAAAACGTAGTATTTTTAATAAATCTAGATTTGATAAATTAAATTTAGAAAGGTCTAATTTAGTATTTTATAAATCCTTAAAATGTAGATATATAAAAATTAATTTTGCTGATAGTACCTTTAACAACGCGCATTTTATAGATTGTGTATTTGATCGCTCGTTTTTTAGTGAATGTTATTTGGATAGCAGTGTTTTTATTAATTCCAATTTTCATGATTGTGATTTGTTAGGATCTCGTTTAAATGGCTGTGTTTTCTTTAATTGCGATTTAAAAAAAAGCAATTTTCATAAAACTGTTTTAAATGACTGCATATTTAATAACTGTAATTTAGATGATGCTAAATTAACTAATAGTATTTTAAACAACACAACTATTTTATGAAAAACAAACGAACGTTATTTAATTGTAAAATATAAATGATATACGTTTGCGTAGTTTTTAATATATTGTTAAAATATAGATATATATAACGTTAGTTTTTAATATTGTAATAATTTAGGGTAAAAATGACTAAAATAATAGGATATTGTCGAGTTTCGACAGATAAACAATCAACAGACATACAGCGACAAATAATCTTAGATTACTGTCACATGAATGATCTAAAACTTACAGAAATTATTGAGAAAGTAGTTAGCAGTCAATTAGACCGAAAATATAGATTAATTGACGAGGCAATCGAAAAACTAGATAAAGGTGATATATTAATCGTTTACTCATTAGACCGTATTGGAAGGAGCACTATAGAGACACTCCGAATCTTAGAGGATTTAAAGTCTAAAGGTATAAGAATTATAATTATTAAGGACCGTATAGATATTGATCCTAATAAATCTGACCCTACCACTACTATGCTTATATCAATGCTTAGTGCCTTTGCTGAATTTGAGCGTAGTCTTATATCTGAACGTACAAAAGCAGGTCTAAAAAAAGTAAGAGATTCTGGGCGTAAGCTTGGTAGGCCATATGGTTCCAAAAATAAAAAATCAAAGTATCATCAAGACAAAGACAGAATAATTGAGCTTATTGAGCTAGGTTTAAGTTATAATAAGGTGTGTGGGCATTTAGGGTATGGTACAGCACAAGGCGTCTTCCATTATTACAAGGCGATTAAAGATGAACAAAGCAGACTACCTCAAACAGATACCTGAATCAGCAATACTAAATAACTGTTTATACTACCTTAGACAAAAAGGTTATACAGTCTGGCGCAATAATACTGGTGCTAGTAAATATCAGAATAAAGACGGATCTTGGCGTACTGTTAAGTTTGGAGTTAAGGGACAGCCAGATATTATAGGCTTTACAGACAATGGCAAATTTATATTTTGGGAATGTAAACGTCATGGTAAAAAGCCTACTAGAGACCAATTAGAGTTTATAAATAATGCACTAGAGAGTGGTGCTATAGGGGGTTGGGGTACAGATGAAGATTGTTTTAATTATTTTTAAGCTATACCACCAACTAAAATTTTTAATTTAGTTAATTGAACACCATCTTTAAACATTTTTATGTGATGATTTCTATCAGGGTCTTCTAAAATAATTTTTAAATATATATCGTATTCACCTACAGCAATAGCCATATCTGCTACAAGTGGCGAAATTGTTAAACGGTCCTTGCCTTGATGTCTTGAATAAGCGATACGTGCTGGATCATCTGTCATTTGTAGTGTTAATACAGCATTACCAGTACTATTTTGTGCCTCAAAAATAACGTTTGCCAAGTCATTTTGCAAATTATCGATAGAGGTTCCATCAGAATATGCAATATCAACTGTAATTTCGTTATTATCACCTGGATAGTATTCT